ATCTCAAAACTAGCAGTGCCAGTTTTGTTTGATTTTACCCAGAAAGACAGAGTTAAGGCTTGCGCTGTAGATTCACCATAATTAAGATGCTGTAAATTTCGTCCTTCAATGTATTGAATAATCCTCACATTGTCTGTTCCGCCTGGAGATGGATCAGGGGTGGTGCAGACCATCTCAAGAGACGACCGGAATCGTTCAGTCGCGCCTGCCTCCCAAGTATCACCAAAACCTCCCGTTCCTTGACTTACAGTCCAGACTCCAAACTGAAAGATGTTTGTAACAAACCTATCACAAGCCAGATAATTGGCGCTATTTACACTAGTGGTGGATGTAGTGCGCTGGCTGACAGCCATCGCCCCATTGATGATGAGGTTCCTGTTACTTAGCGGACCAGCAGTAGGCAGTTGCTGACCGTCAATTGTGACGTGACCGTCAACATCAATCGACACACCGCCATCAGTTGTGGAGGTGTTTTCGATTTTGTTTACTTTAATTGTGCTCATATCAACCCTCCGGTTTAGTAGGCCAAACAGGGTTGGCTGGATCAGTAGTGTTTGCAGGTAGATCCCGCAATGCTTGGCGGTAAGTAGCCATCTCAGTAGTCAGAGTGCTGTCAGACAACGCCAGGTAATCCGTTTCAGCGATTAAACGGTTACGCTTACGACGAAGTGCTTGGAAGTTCCAATCGTTTTCAACAGTAAGTGTTTCTGCTTCAACAGCAGCGGTGTCTAGGGTTACGATGTTGCCATCAGCGTCATAGGCAACTACACCGTTCTCTACGTCAACAATACTCTTGACATTAGAATGCGTGTTGTAAATAGCTTGATGGTTCATCCTGCTACCTCAATTAAAGTTATGCTTGAACTAAGAATTTCAGCTGCCGTGTTGTCGGGATTAGATGCACTTCTATTAGTGTAAAGTGTACCACTTAGTGTAGGTACTACGCCTATTTTGTATTCTACAGTTGATGTAGTGTTTGGAGAATCTAGATATTCATACCAAAAATTATCTGGAGTAGAAGCAGCATCAAACTCATGATAACCAATGGACAAAGTAGCAAGCCCTCGGCGCCGGGTGCCGGACGCAGGCGGTAAACCGATATTAGTGTTATCGCGAATTAAACGAAAAACCATGTTCCAGTAAGTATTAGTATTCCATTCTCCACACCAACGTACCCGCACTAAAACTTTACTGCTAGACGATGTTGGGGTGAAACTTGTGTTCATTTGGGTTATATGCGTTTCACTGTTTGCAGTTAAAGAGGTGCTAAATCTATCAGTATTATAGTTTTGAACAACCTGCAAGATATTTCCAGCACGCTCAAGACGGTCAAGCGTGCCGTCAGAGCTAGGAACCGTAATGTTTGTACTACCTGGAGCAGCTAGCACTGTTCCTGTAGTGCCTGGAATAGTCAAACTTACGTCTGACCCAATAGCGTCGGGAACGTCCAGTTCAACCGAACCAGACGTTGCTCCGTTTAGTTTGAGTCCCATCACTCACCCCCTGGGGTTTCCTGTGCTGCGACCATTGCGTTGTAAGCATCGACTACTTCAGTAGTCCACAGTGCAGTAGCAACTGCCTGCATTTCAGCGCACTCACCACTCATGTCAGAGCCAGGGACTTTGACGTGGCGGTGGTAAGTACGACCCACCTCTTTGCCATCCTTTTCAACGATGTCTGCACGACGGCATTGAAGGATGTTGTACGGTGGGATAATTTCAATTTTGTGTTCGTGTCGTTCGGTAAAAGCCATTTTAAGATAATTCGTTTGTAATTAAATAGGTTTAATGGTTATGCAGCAGCTAGGTACTGCACTTGAAATCTGATCTGCGAGCTTGAACTTGTCAAATGTTGGTGTTTTGCTGCTGTATAATTAGACGCTGCACTTTGAGTATGAAAATAGAAATAAACACTATGATTGCTATATTCAACAAACGCATTCAAAGAAGTATATGATCCAAAGTTTACATACCGTGTAAACGTAGGACCAATTGACTGTGTAGAATTTAAACTATCTGGGGCATAAGGAAGACCTTGAACTCTAATATCAGATGTGGATGTTCTATCTGAAAACGTGTAAATAATCGCACTTATGGTTACCAAACGCCCCACCTTTGTATATCTAGCTGTGGTACTTTGACTTATAGTGCCAGAATCTATAGTTGGAGTCCAAATCCCCTCTTCGTAATCATCCAGCAACTCACTTTGCACTGTCCCACTGCCATTAGCAGTAGCACTAAAGTCAATGCCGTGTCCTGCTGCCATTACGACGTTACCGTCAGAGACGGTTAGACCGTTTCCGACAGTTAGACCGTTTCCGACAGTAACACCACCAGTAGTAGTAAGGGTAGTTGAATTAATATCTTGAGCCGTCAGATCATTAGTTCCAAGGCTCAGATCACCTGTCAATGTGCCGCCACTTAGCTGCAGGTAATCTGTGTTAGTTGGCCAGACGTGTGTCTTCCAAACTTCGTCAGTGTCATCCCAATAATATTTAACACCTGTTGTGGGATTAGTATATTCTGCGCCGGGTGTACCGGCAGGAAATGTAATAGCCATAATTAAACAACAACCCAAGTAGATCCGGCGCTGACAGTAACTGTTGCACCGCTGTTAATAGTAATAGGACCAGCCGTCATTGCATTTCGACCAGTTGCAATGGTGTAGTCAGTAGTGACTGCCTGATCATTTTCGTGGAATACTTCATCACTTCCACCACCTTCTGCAGACTTTGGATTCTGCTGCGGTACAAGTGGAATCCATTGTGCTTGACCACCACCCTGGTCGTAGTAGATATACGGGATGCCTTCATCGTTATCCCAATACACATCACCACCTTGTGGAGCTGGAGACGTGGGAGGAGCAGAAAGGACATCAAATCCACCGCCACCAATTGCACCCCAGGCTGAACCGTCGTAACCCTCAAACTGTGTCAGAGAAGTGTTAAAACGAATCATGCCCTGAGCAGGGGTACCGTCACGCTCACCAGTAGTACCAACAGGAAGTTCAGCAGAACCAGTGGTAGACGTGCGGGGAACTTTGGTTCCAATAACAGTATCTTGTGCCGTGTTAGCGGTGTCTACATAATTCTTAGTTGCAGCATCCTGTGCATCAGTTGGGTCAACAACGTTAGTAATTTTATTGGTCTGTACGTCAATGTCACCCGTAGCATTAAGCTTTAGATCACCAGTACTAGAAGTGATTTGGTTGTCGCCCATATCAAGTGGAGCGCCAAACACAGCGTTACCGTCGTTATTTACATCAAGCGTTTCAAGGCTTACTTGGAATGAACCGTTATTAACGCTGAGCGTACCAGTAGATTGATTAACAGTAAAGAAATCACCAAGCTTAAACGTACCGCGATGGTCAGTAATAGCAGACCACACCTTACCGTCATTGAGTTCAACAACTTGATTGTTTTCATTAGGTACACCACCATTTTCAGGCAATGCGTCGTAGTCAGTACCACTACCAACGTACTCCATGGTGTGACCGCTAGAAGCGATCATAGAACGCAAGAAGAACGACACAGCAGCATCATCTGCAAGGTCAGTTGCCAAACCAATGTTAACTGCAGTATCGTTAGGATCAGGACGACTGATTGTTACAGTCCAACCATTACCTCCTTCACTGTCAATATTAGAAACCGCACTCAACACAGGGTAGGTAACACCGTTGACAGAGACAAGCATGTTGTCTTGTGGACGAGTAGTACTACCAAACCAAGCTTCATTATTGCCGTACAAATTAGTACCAGCAGTAGGTTCGTTAATGTTAAAGGAAATAATTGGTGGGTCGTTATCTACATTTCGTACAACAGCACCATCAACATTAGACGTAAAAATTGCATTAGGTGATTGACCGTCAGCAATCAAAGAGAACGTACCAAAATCAGTGGTAGATGCAGCAAGGTTAGCTTGACCACCATTTAAACAAGCAATGTGGAAGTGGTTAAAGAATGCATAGCTACTGGTAATCTGTGCGTAACCATTGTTGGTAACAAAGATACCAGGACCATTAAGTCCAACGTGGGTGTAGCTATCAGCAACCATAGAACGCAATGGAGAGTCAGCTGCAACGGTTGAACCGTCAATTAGCAAGCCACCGCCAGTTACTGCAGAAGTAGTATCTCCTGCAAAACCACCACCAGGACTGTTAAAGTTAAGGTCGTTATTATTAATACCAGAATCAGAGAAGTTAGTACAATTCTGAATATAAGGTGATTTGGTGATTGTGGCACCGCTAAGGAATGCAAAGTTCCAACCTTGAGTAGGTGGCAAACCATGAGTAGCGTCAGTGTATAGTGAACCTGCAGCACCACGTGCACCGCTAGCTTTAACACCAGTCAGTGTTAGTTCAGCCACATAAGAACCGCTGTTCAATTCAAACAACGTATTGGTTTCAGTTGCTTGAGTTGGGTGTACAATACAGCTACGGAGTGCTTGACCAACAATAGAAATGTTCTTACGACGGATTTGAATAGGTGCAACTTCTTGGTACACACCAGCAGCAACTATAACAACACTACCATCGCTAGTAGATAGAGTAATTTGAAGTCCTGCACCAGTTCCACCAAGGTCTGCATTATTAGCAGACAATACATCACCAGCTTGGTAATCCCACACGTTTGCAAGGGTGCGGTTGTTTTTAAGAGTTACTGTAGTAACAACACCACCAGCAACAACAAGGTCTGCCTGAAGTCCAGTGCCACTACCACCAGTCAACGTAACATTGGTATAAGTGCCATCAACATAACTAGCACCACCATTGGTAATAGTGGTAAACAGGTCAGTGTTGATTTGCTCAATAGCTGATTTAATAGTATCTTTTGGAGTACTAATACGGTGACCGTCTTTAGCGTCGTTACCGTTTTCAGCGTCAACATAAACAACTTTAGTTTGGCTAGTAAATGAACCACCAGATGCAACTGGAGTCCAACCTGAGCCAGTCCAAACAGACAAAGTTAGATCAGCATCGTTTTGAAGCCAACCCTTACCAGTTTCCCATGCAATAGCTGTACCAGGGTCATCAGTTTGAACAAGAGTGTCAAAACGACGTGCTGCAGCAAGAGAAGTAAATACTTTGGAATCAGCAGGTGCTTCAGCAGCATCTTGCTCA